ACCATCACCGATTACAAAACGGTACAGTTGGCCGGGGCAATACACGCCATTCGACCACCAAAAAGACACTGCGTCTTTTATGACGCTGAACAAGAAATCCTTTTGCTTTAACGAGCAGGGTACAGGTAAAACTGCATCAGCCATATGGGCGGCGGACTATCTTATGACCCAAGGCAAAGTTAAACGTGTGCTTGTTGTATGTCCTTTGTCGATTATGGACAGCGCATGGCGCAACGATTTATTCTCTTTTGCTATGCATCGCACAGTAGATGTAGCGCACGGGGGCAAAGAGAAACGTAAGAAGATCATAAACAGTGGTGCTGAGTTTGTTATCATTAACTACGATGGCGTTGAAGTTGTTAGGGACGAGATTGCGGCGGGCGGATTTGATCTGTTTATCGTTGATGAAGCTACACACTACAAGAACGCGCAGACAAAGCGGTGGAAGACGTTAAATAAACTAATCAAGGAAGACGATTGGTTATGGATGATGACAGGTACACCCGCCGCGCAAAGCCCCGTCGATGCTTACGGCCTAGCCAAATTGGTCAACCCACTTTCCGTACCGAGGTTCTTCGGCGCATGGAGAGATATGGTGATGCACAAAGTCACGCAGTTCACTTACAAACCGAAAGAGACTGCTAAAGATTCGGTACACCACGTACTGCAACCTGCAATCAGGTTTACCAAAGACGAGTGCCTTGACCTGCCAGACATAATATATACCAAACGCTTTGTAGAAATGACCCCACAGCAGAAGAAGTATTACGAAACACTACGCAAACAAATGCTAATGCAGGTAGCAGGTGAGTCTGTGACTTCGGCCAACGCCGCGATCAACATGAACAAGCTCTTACAGATCAGCGCGGGTGCAGTTTATACTGACGATGGAGATTCGATAGAGTTTGACATCAAGAGCCGATACCAAGCGTTGAGGGAAACCATCGACGAGAGCAGTCAGAAAGTGTTGGTGTTCGTGCCGTTCCGTCATACGATTGACATGCTCACGAACAAACTACGCAAAGACGGTATTACGACAGAAGTTATACGAGGAGACGTCCCTGCGGCTAAACGCACAGAGATATTTGCACGGTTCCAGAACGAAGCCGATCCCAGAGTGCTAGTAATACAGCCTCAGTCTGCCGCGCATGGTGTGACCCTGACCGCGGCGAACACAATCGTGTGGTGGGGACCGACTTCTTCGCTAGAAACTTACCTACAAGCTAACGCACGTATTCACCGTGCAGGTCAGACGCACAAGTGTACTGTAATTCAGTTGGCGGGGTCTGCCGCAGAAAAACGTATTTACCGCATGCTAGACGAGCGCATAAACATACACACGGCTATGATAGATTTGTACAAAGAAGTGCTTGACTAACTACCATACGATCGTATATGACGGTAAGACAAGTATAAAACGGAGAACAATATGGCTGTGTCGGTAGACAAGTTAGTTAAGGCGTACACTAAGATACGCGACAAACGTTCGGAGCTATCTTCCAAATACAAAGAGGAAGAGGGTAAGCTCCGTGAACAACAAGACAAGGTAAAACTTGCTTTGTTGGAATATTGCAAAGAACACGAAGTCGACAGTGTACGCACTGCTTCGGGTTTGTTCTATCGCACTGTGAAGCAACGATATTGGACGAGCGACTGGGAGTCCATGCACAAGTTTATCATGGATAATGAACTCCCTGAGTTTTTCGAGAAGCGTTTAAACCAAACCCATGTACGCCAGTTCATTGAGGAAAACCCTGACCTAGTTCCGGCAGGCCTTAATGTAGATTCTGAGTACGCAATCTCTGTGAGGAAAAAATGAGTGACATCGAATCACCATACGTAAATATAAACAAGGTAGTGGATTACTTTCAAGTGTCCCTATCTACAGTTCGCAAGTGGATATACACAGGTAAAATCCCTGCTAGTACCTACATACGAGTCAACGATGTTTATCGGTTTCGGCTCGACGAAGTAGAAGCGGCACTAGCTTCTGAAACCAATAAGGCTCATAAAGAAGCCTCAAAAACAAAAGGAGAGTAGTTGATGGTAGACCTATTAACTTTCGGGAGTGGTGGTAGTCCTAATCGGATTAGCCTCCGTGGTGGACGTTTCCACTACTCCATTGGCGGCGAGCACGTCAGCGCAAGTGATGGTCCTTTAAATTTAGTTATAGTGAACGCCGCAAAGCTGGCTCGTACTTACTATGAAGATGCGTACAATCCAGCAAGCCCCTCTGCCCCGACATGTTGGTCGCCAGATACGCAAAGACCATCTAAGGATGTTCCGATAGGCCGAAAGCAAGCTAACCGCTGTATGGACTGTCGACAAAACATCAAAGGTTCAAGCATCGGCGGAGGTCGAGCTTGTAGGTACTCGCAACGTCTAGCTGTCGTATTGGAAGGACAGATGAATACAGTTTATCAGATGCGTATCCCTGCTACGTCTATTTTTGGTAAAGACCAGAAAGGTGATAGGTCTATGCAGGGATACGCTAAGTACTTACACAGACACAAAACTTCATCAATATCGGTGGTTACACAGGTACATTTTGATGAAAAGTCTGTGACACCTAAACTGTTTTTTAAGGCTGTTCGTGCGCTTAACGAACAAGAACTCAAGAAGGCGCTTGAACAGAAAAGTAGCTGTGCGGCAAGCATAGCTACCTTACAGACCGTGTCGGTTCAATTAGAAACCGCAAGGGACAACTCTCCGTTTACAGAAGTAAACGGTTTTGAATATAACAAAGGAGAATACTAATGGCATCAGCCAAACAACTACAACTAATCAAGGGTGTCGAAGCCCACTACCCACGTCTTAATCAAACATACAGATTTGATAGGAGTGTTCCCCCTAAAGGGAAGACAGTGCCTTGTGGCCCTACCGAAGAAAATGCAAAGTATGAGACAAAGTTTCGTATGAACACTGCACAAGCTAAAGAATTGTATGATGCTATGGCATCTGCATACAAAGAAGCGGCGGAACCAAATTGGCCTGATATGCCGAAGCCTGCGGAAGTGTTTGAGAAAGACACAGACGGTAAGTATATCGGCGCGGCCCAACTAAAGGGTCAGTATTCCGGTGTTATTACCGAAAAACCTCTACAAGTGGACGCAAAGAATAGAAAATTACCTTCTGACTTTGAACTCACACACGGCAGTATTGTAAACATGGGGTTAACTCTTGTACCGTACAGCATGTCTACTCATGGCGTATCTTTACGGCTAAAGGCTGTGCAGGTTATAACATTAGCGGATAAGAAACAACATTCTCCGTTTGATACACAAGATGGTTTTTCTCTCGATGAAGATGATCCATCTGTCATATTCGGGGATGTGGCTGACTCTGCTCCTGCTGAAGTAGATGAAATGCCCGAACCAGTAAAGGTCGCCAAGAAGAAAGAGGTATCTGCTCCCTCTGCTAGCGAGGTTGATCTTGCGTCTATCGTAGACAACTGGGACGACTGAGGGGTCAGTAACCTAGTTTAACGATAGGCAGTTGCGGCGGGTTTGTTACCCTTTCGAGAGCCCGCCGCGACATATTTTTGGAGCAGTAACAATGAACAACTTAGATTTTTTAAAAGGATTACTCAGCGAGTCAGGGCACTATTGCGTGTTCGCCGTTAAAGGTAATGTACGCATACAAAAGTTTTACGATACTATTGAAGACACAGAAAGAGCTACACGTAAGTTTATAGCAGACGGGATGAACACATACTTCGCTTTGAGTACATTTAAAGAAACGACCAAAGATGCGGGACGCAAAGGCGCGAACGCACACGAGTTGAAGTCTTTCTTCCTCGACTTGGATTGTGGACCAACATACGAATACCCTACCAAAGAAGCCGCGGTATCTGCAGTACGTGATTTCTGTAAGAAGCTGTCGCTACCTAAACCCCTAATGATTAACAGTGGTCGAGGCGTACATGTATATTGGCCTCTTACCGAAGCAGTTTCGGCGGAGCAGTGGCTTGTAGAAGCCGGCAGACTAAAGCGATGTTGTTCTGAGAACGGCTTGCTTGCTGACCCTGCGGTTACTGCTGACGTTGTGCGTGTACTACGTATGCCGGGTTCAAAGAACTACAAAGAAGAGCCACCGCTACCAGTAGATTTCCTTGGTGTGTCTATGCCAGAACCTATTGCGCTAGAAGACTTTACATCCAAGCTAGGGGTTCTAGCGAAGCCAGTTATTAAGGCCGACTTGGGTACTGATGCTCTTTACGAAGCCTACGCCGAGAATACTGAAAATGTTTTCAAGACAATCATTAAGAAGACTGTCGAAGGTCGAGGATGCGAGCAGTTAAAGCACATTGCTATGAACCAAGCAGAAGTGAGCGAGCCTCTATGGAGAGCAGGTCTATCTATTGCAAAGTTCTGCAGTGACGGGGATATGGCCGCGGTAAAGATATCAGAGAAACATCCCGCATACAACGAAGCAGATATGCGCAAGAAGACGGACGAGATCAAAGGCCCATACACCTGTGCAAGTTTTAACGACCTTAACGAAGGCACATGCCAAAACTGTACTTTATGGGGCGAGATCAAATCCCCGATTGTACTGGGCAAGCGTATTCGGGAGTCCGAAGGCGAAGTGGTAGTATCAGCACCGATTCTAAAGGCCGGTATAAGGCAGTCGGAAGAGTTTGAGATACCAGAATACCCTAAGCCCTACTTCCGTGGAGCGGCGGGTGGCGTATTTTTACGAAGTAGCAACTCTGACGGGGACGTCGAAGAGGAGGTTATATACCACCACGACATTTATATTACTCGGCGTCTACATGACATCGAACTGGGCGAAACGTTAGTGTTCCGCTTACATTTACCAAAAGACGGTGTACGACAATTTAACGTGCCGCTTACCCATATAACTTCTCGTGAGGAGTTCCGTAAGTGCATGGCTAAAGAAGGCGTCACTTCATGGGGAAAGGCTCTAGATAAACTAATGGCATACACAACAAAATGGGTAGACGAACTGCAACGGACGACTGTGGCTGACGAGGCGCATCGCCAATTCGGTTGGGTCGGTGACGATATGGAATCCTTTGTACTGGGAGGCAAGCTAGTCACTGCAACAGACGTCGACTTAAACCCTCCATCGGCAAAGACAGCAGGTTTGATTGACTCGTTCGAGCCCAAAGGCACACGTAAAAGGTGTGTTGAGCTAATGAATTTCTATAACAAACCGGGATATGAACTGCACCAGTACGTGTTGGGTATAGGTTTCGGCTCACCACTCATGGCTGTTACAGGTCTAAACAGTATGGCTGTACATCTTTATGGTGGTTCTGGAGTAGGTAAGACCACTGCTCAAATGGCGGCACTGGGTATATGGGGCAGTCCTGACGACCTGATGAACAAACCCGAGGACACCCACAATTCGCGGATGAACCGTGGAGAGGTTATGCATAACATACCTCTAGTGTCTGATGAGATGACTAACGTCACAGGTGAGCAGATGTCTGAGTATGTTTATCAGGTGTCTGGAGGGCGTCAGAAAAACCGCCTGTCTTCTAACGGCAACATCGAACGCGTGCGGGGGAAACCTTGGCAACTACTGGCACTAAGCTCAGGTAACACAAGTGCATGGGAAGTATTGGGGCGGCACAAGGCTACACCAAAAGCAGAAATGTATAGGATGTTCGAAATTCATGTGCAGAAGAAGCACTTTATTAAGGGGCACAACACCGAGACTACCCACCTGTTTAGTGACTTCAAGAATAACTACGGGCATATAGGGGTGGAGTATATACAGTGGGTTATCAACAACAAAGAAGAAGTGCGTCGCACAGTAGATGCTGTGCGTGAACGTATAGACAAAGCCGCGGGTCTCGGCCCCGAACATAGGTATTGGTCTAACGGTAACTCTGTTATTATCGCAGGGCTTATTATCGCTAAGAAGTTAGGCTTTGTGGATTACGATGTAGGTGCCGTATACAAATGGGTTGTAGGAGAGCTTATTTCCCGCAACAGCTATGTCAATGATGTAGGGTCATCTGTCACCCAGACACTCAACAACTACTTGTCAGAAAACTACAACAACATGCTCAAGATTGAGAGCACCGAAGACCTTCGTGGGAAGCACGAAAATGGTTTAGACCAACTTGTACCTATCGGCGCATCGCCCCGCGGGCATTTGGTTGCACGGTACGAGCCAGATACCAAGTTATTATTCCTGCGCCTCAAGCCATTCCGAGAGTGGTGTGTCGATCAGCAGATTAATTATCAAGGCGTAGTGGATGAATTGAAGAGTAAGCTAGGTGCAAAGCGAACAAAGAAACGCCTTACTAAAGGCACTGACTTCAACCTGCCACCGGATTGGGTGTTAGAGATGGAGTTTGCAGCGATGGAGCAAGATAGTGACGGATCAGAAGGTACTTAAAGTTGATGACCTAAACCCTGACGGGCTACGGGTCACTGTTAACTGGGAGAATATGGGCGAGGGGTCGTCTATATTCATCCCTTGCGTCAACACCGAGAAGGGCAAAGAACAACTAAACAAGGTCGCAAAGCTCAAAGAATGGGAGTTTGATACTCAAACCTGCATCGAAAACGGCAAATTAGGTTTACGGGCGTGGCGTACTGTGTAACAATACCCGTACGACATTCTCCTATAAATGTTGTTCTCAACCTACTACTTGCCCTCACTTCGGTGGGGGCTTTTTTCGTTAAAAGCCTTGGAAACCTTTGTCGTAATCCTCAACAACCGACTGCATGAATGGAGTATATGTCATACCGCCTGTCATTTTCGAAGTCGTACGTTCGAAACTACGCTTAGATCGTTCTTTAGTCTCCGTCCCGATGCGGGATTTCTCTGCGCCTCTCGGAAGACCTTCGTTGTACTTGCTAATCAGGCGATCTGCCTCCTGCACCCCTTCACGATCCCCATTGCGTAGCGCCATGTTGCGGCGGCGTAGGAGTTTCGTACGTACACTACTTACAGCTTCTTCACGACGCCGAGCGTTCTTGTTGAACTCAAGCTGTTGGATGTAAGCCTGTGGTGCAAACCCAAGCGCCTGCATTGCAGCATTATACGCGTTTATGTCCTCAGTGATTGGGTCTCCACGACGCGTCGTTGCACCTTCATTGTAGAACCGTATGCCTTTAAGAAAGTTGCGGATAGCCGCAGGGACTACTGTTTCCACACCGCGCCTAACCGCCTGCATGTCCCCATCAACAAATCCTTGCCGCGCTTCACCACCGCCACGCAGGCCGCTAAGAGTAATACCTAGAACTGGGCCACCAATTTGCTCTGCGAACGTCCAGAGAGGGCTTTGATCTTTTTCGACAAGTGGTGGGCGGTATAATAAACTGTTAAGCGAGATACGGTTTGCTACGTCTATACCGAGTAGCTCGTTGGCTAAACCGCCATAGATACCTTCACCAGTGAATTTTCTTAATGCTGATTCGAAATCATCTTCATCATCATCTCTTAACATATTGTAAATAACGCCGAATGTACCCATCATTGGCATACCACCTGCACCTGCCATAACACCTGTAGAGATTAGGAAGTTACGTAGGCCCACTCGTGCGAGCTTGCGGTCTTTCCTGATCTGTTGTGCTTCGGCTTCGGTGACGCCCATATCTTGCATAATCTTAGCGACGTTTGTTGGTCCGATGGAGTCATGCCCCAACTTATACATCATGTAGTATTTGGCGATAGCGAAGCGTTTGAATAAGAACAATACGTTACCAACGCCGGTTTGCGCCCATACTGGGCGACCCGCTGCCGCTGTTGAACCAAGAGTAAACTCGGTTGTCTCAATAGCTTTTTGTGCAGCGTCTCTGTAGTCCTGATCGGTAAGCTGTTTACCTTCGGCTTGTAGCTTCCTAACCTCTAGTGCGTACGATGCAGTGAGCGTTGTTTCTCTGTTAACGCGTTCCGAGTGATGGAACATGCCGCTAGTCCATCTATTTATGCCCTCTAGGGGCGCGTCACGACCGATCTCAAGACTTTCTTGGACCATAGACTGGTTGGACTGACCTTGGTCAGCGGCCATTCCGAACAGTATGTCGGCCCGAATCTTCTGCATTGCTGGCGGTAGCTGCTCGAATGTATAGTTGAAGGAAGACTTGCCAATAATACCCATCTTAACTTCTTGTTCTATAGGCTTGTTATCAGGGCCAGACACCATGATACCCCGTGTTTTAGGGGCGTTCATAATTAGGCGAGTAGCCTCGCCGTACGCGGCAGCAGTCTTACCTACTCCGTACTCTGCGGAGATAAACGGCATAGCACTCATCGCAACGTCGAAGAAGGTGATCGCTGCTGACGAGAAGTTCATACCCATAGTCATGTTAAAGCCGACACCGTTAGCTACTTGTGACCATCGAGGTACGTTAGGTTTTTGAGCGAACGCAGCGATCTGATCTAGCTTACGTGCTATATCCGCAGTCTCAGGGTTAGTAAGGAAGTTATCTTCTTTGAGCTTATTGCGGAACTTCTCAATCTCTGCCGCTGCTTGAATCTGCACGATCTGACGGTTTAGGTCACGACCTTTTTCTTTCATCATAGTGACAGCGTCAAACTCAGTATCACCTATTTTAGTAGGCGTTTTGTCACCTATATAACCACGTACATCTTTACGTCTGCGGAATCCCTGCATAAATGAACGCTCTGGCATTGCATCTAAAGCTAGGTCTACAACACTCTGTACCGCATCATTGTAGCTTTTAGGGTCTTTAAAATTGTTTCTGGACAGCTCCATAGTCTGTAATATCTCGTAAACGAACGAAGAACTTGGGACAGCTTTAAAATCCATATTCTGATCTGCACGAGTATACACAGGTTTAACACTAGCCTCGAGCTTGCCTGCTGCAACATCGACCGCTATATTTTGTTCTGCAAGTTTAAACGCCTTGTCTAACTGTCGCCGATTCTGATAATACTCGACCGCCATTTCGCGTTGCCCGTTTTCATCAATGAAATCGTACTGTAAGCGATGCTTACCTTTACGCATAAGAGGGAAGTACGGTTTAATAATACCGCTCTCTTTCATAAGAATATCTGATAGCTTCTCAAAGGCAGTGGCGCGTGTCTTAGGATCAGCAATAGACGCCTCTAGACGAGCGCGTAGGGCTGGAAGAATTTCGTCGTACGTATCTTGAAAGAAGTTACGCATCTGCCTATAGAACGCTTGGCCTTCTTTACCCATAGCTTTGTACTGCTTGCGCAGTGCATCGTAAGCCACCAAATCTTTTTGGTCAGGGTCTTTCATATTCTTAGCTTTAGTAGTCTTAGCTTCTTCGTGATTTTTGTTAAAGTTCTCTACCCAAGCAGTGCGGGCTTGCTCCGACTTAAATTCTTTTACAACAGATTTCTTAGCAATAATATCGCTATACGCTGCTCTGTAAGAACTGTAGTATGACCGCGGCTTCGATGGGTCTACACGCAGTGCAGTAGACTTAGGGATTAGGTTGTTCATAATCTTAGTAGCGGCTTTGTTTTTTCGAGTCCAACTTACATAGTTGTTGGTCATAGCGTCGAGCGCGTCATTTCGTGCTCGCATAGCCCCACTCATCTTACGGATAAGAATGTTTAACTCAGGTGCGTACGGTATTTTCTTTTTAGCAATATCCGCAAGAATACGAGAGTCTAGCGACCCAAGTATAATATTCTTTATGCCTCTGGAAGCTGGTTCAGTTCTGTTATACATCATGTCACTTGCCATATCCACATACTCGGCACGTTTGCTTGGTGATACAGCCTCAACTGAACTCTTAGCAACATCCATACTGCCCTCTGGAGTTGACGTAGCCAACAATATCGCTGGAGCGGCCCGTGTGTCTGGGGATGGGGTGAGCATGCCGTTAATGATACGATCTACTTCATCAAGTGCAGACTCTGGAGATTTTGGTTTTAAACCTACCAGCTTACGAACGATACGTCTAACCGCACCTGTGAACTTCTCCCAGCCTGACATCTTACCGCCGTCTACCCGGGTAAGCGACAAGGCGCTTTGGAACTCAGGGTTACTAAAGGCTTCAGCAACAAACTCATCAAGGTTAGCTGTACCGTACACTTCTCCAAACTGTTCCCGAACTGCGTTAAACAATGTATTCAACTGCTTAATTTCAGGTAGTTTCGGGTTTGCCAAGGATGCTGAAGTAGCCGCGTGAGTCATCTCATGCAGAATAGTATGTACGTTCATACCATTAGTAGCGTCTATAGATATTGTGTTAGTCTCAGGCTCAAACAACCCAGCAGCTTTGCGTCCCATCATTGTAGATAGATCGTCAACCACCTGCACCTGTGTAGTGCCAGCGACTTCGGCTAACTTACCCGCGATCTGACGGACACGAGGTACTGAGCTTGTAGTGGCTATAGCATTTAGAACAAATGGTAAGTCGTTCCGTTGTAAAGCGTTACGAATACTTGGGAGCAACGATTGATCTAGCCCATGCACGGGGTCAACAAGTAAGAAACCCAAACCTCTTGAGTACACGTACCCGTCATACAGACCCATAATTTCTTCGCCTGATATAACTGATTTAGCTTCAGGGTCGTAAACTATAGTTGTAGTTTGTGGTAGGACGGTTGATACTTTATTGTTCTGCCGTAGTTTAAGACCCGTACCGATAAGATACGATTCAAACGCAGTGCGACCTCTAATTGGTGTAGTTACGCGGAACAGTTCTGTACCCGACTTTAACTTCGTTGTTTTAACGTCTTTAGCCATAGAACTGTCCGGTGCAAGACGTTCGTTTAGTAGTTCGTTTGCGGCTTTTAAACGTTCTGCTTCTGCGTATTCTTTTGCAGCTTTGGCTTGTTGTTTTTTCTGGTAGTTATTATCCTTACGGATTATTTCGTTTATGTCTCTAGTCCTAGCACTCATTATAGCATCAACTGCCATAGCTGGTGCAGTATCACGGCTAGCTATACGACGAGCGTTTATCATCTCTAGTATAGCGCCTCTAGACATGTTTTCATGTACCCAACGACGTGCGTCCATAGCTTTAGACTGTGTCATACCGTTGTAAAAAGCAAACTGAGCAGGGGTAAAGTTCTTTTTAATGTTCTGAGTAGGTCCAACCACTACAGCTGCACCGATTTCGGCGAGCGCGTCAACAGGTCTGCGGAATCGTTTAAAGAAATTCTTGGCCGCTAGAGCTGATACATCGTTTTTAAGATCAGCATCCGATATGTTAAGTAACTCGACAATACCT